CATTCACACTTGAAACTACAGGAGATGTTGTAGAAGATACAGCTTTAACAGATGCTACTAAATCATTTGTTGCTGGTCGAACTTCATTCTCTGGAACATTAGAAATGCACTTTGATGAAACAGATTCACCTCAAACAAGTTTAATTGCTGGTGCTTCAATCTCATTTATATTACTCCCAGAGGGTAATGCAAGTGGCGACAGAAGTTTCTCAGGAACAGGAATTGTTACAGGAATGTCAGTTAATAACTCAATGGACGCAATCGTTTCAAGAAGTGTAACTTTTCAAGGAACTGGTGCATTAACTATAGGAACTGTATAATCCTAATTTATGTCAGTTATTGATAGAGTTAAATCTCATTTTGAAAGTCTAAAAACACTTACTATTGAAGTTGAGCAATGGAAAGACGAGCATGGAAATCCATCTGTTTTTTTTTCTGAGCCTTTAACACTTGAAGAAAAAAATATTATCTTCAAGAAATCTAGTAATTTTTCTGATCTAACAGTATTAGTTGATTTAATCATTATGAAATTGATGATTAAAGATGAAAAAGGAGAACTTAAAAAAGCATTTAAACCAGAAGATAAATTTGCATTAAGAAAAAAAGCAGATTCAAATATAGTTGCAGATATTTCAAATAAAATTCTTTTAGACACATCATACGAGGACGCAGAAAAAAAGTAGATAGCGACCCTGATGTTAGGTCGCTATTAGTTATTGCAGAACGATTACATCTTACAATCCAACAAGTTCTTGATATGCCTGTTAGTCATTATAATCTTTGGTTAGCATACTTGAAAAAAGAACAAGATCAGTATAAAACAGAACGATCACTAGCAGAAGCAAGAAAGTTTAAATAATGACACAAAAACTTAATATAGATATTGTAGCAAAGGACAGGTCGAAACAGGCTTTAAATGGTGTACAAAAATCTTTAGGTAGATTAAAAAATTCTGTATTTAATTTAAGAAATGCTTTTTTAGGTTTAGGTGCTGGTCTTGTTGTTAGAAATTTAGTTAATACAGGAAAGCAATTAGAAAATTTAAGAACTAGATTAAAATTCTTACTTAAAGATACAAACGAGGGTGCAAAAGCTTTTGACAATATGGTCAAGTTTGCATCTAAAGTTCCTTTCTCACTTGAAGAAATACAAAAAGGTTCTGGAATATTAGCTACAGTTACAGATAATGCAGATGACTTGCAACAAATGTTGCAAATAACGGGTAATGTTGCGGCAGTTACAGGATTAGATTTTAGAACAACAGCAGAACAAATTCAAAGATCATTTAGTGCTGGTATTGGTGCGGCAGATTTATTTAGAGAAAAAGGTGTTAGAAATATGCTTGGCTTTAAAGCTGGAGCAACAGTTTCTATAGAAGAAACAATACAAGCATTTGAAAAAGTTTTTGGTGCAGATGGTAGATTTGGAAAAGCTACAGATGAATTAGCACAAACATTTGAAGGTACACTTTCAATGATTGGAGATAAAGTATTCAACTTTAAAAAAGTTTTACTTGAAGCTGGATTCTTTGAAGAATTAAAAAGACAATTTGGAGATTTAGATAAATTTTTACAAAGAAATGCAAAAGATTTAGACAGAATAGCAACATCAGTTGGTAAGAATTTAGCACAAGGAATGGTTAGAGTTGTTAATGTAGGTAAAGAATTAATTCCAACCATTAATAAAATAGGTTCAGGCTTAAAAAGTATTTTTGATGGATTTATGGCTATGCCAGAATTTGCAAGAGAAGTTGGAATTGTTGGTGCTTTTTTATTAGGTAAAAAAGGTGCTGTTGGTTTAGCTGGAATAAGTTTTGTAATAGATAAAGTAAAAGATTTATTAAAAGATGAAAGAATAAAAGATGGTTTAATTAATCCTGAAAGTATTGAAGAAGCACAATTAAGATTAATTGAAATTAATAAACAATTAGAAGAAGGATTAAAAAAAGAACATCAATTTATAGATGTAAGAGGTAAAGGACAAATAATTTTAGAAGAATATAAACAACTAACAGCAGATCAATTAGCTAATTTAACTAAACAAAAAGAGGAATTAGAAAAATATATTGCACTTGAAAATTTAAAAAATACAAAAGCATTTGAATATACCAATGAACTACACAAAGGTTTAAAAACACATAAAGAAATTACAGAAGAATTAGAGAAACAAGCAAAAAAATCAGAAGATATATTTGAGCATCAACATAAACTTCATCAAGGTTTTGAAAAACTTCCGAAAGATTTAGAGGGAATAGGTGGTGCAATAGATGGATTTGGTGAAGGATTTAAAAAAGAATTTAATACAACAACATTTGATAGATTTAAAGAAGCTGGAACAAAATCAATGGACGCATTAAAAAATAGTTTAACAGATTTTGTAATGACAGGTAAATTAAGTTTTGAAACTTTAAAAAATTCTATAATTAAATCTATTGTAGAAGCTATGGTTGGTTCTGTAGTTCAAGCGGCAATGAAAAAAGCAACAGGTTTATTTAAAATGTCAGCTATCAAAGAGGGTTTAATTTCTGCTTATAAAGCTGGTGCTAAAGCATTAGCTTCAGTTCCTTTTCCATTAAACATTGCGGCGGCTGGAGCAGTTGTCGGTGCTGGATTAAAATTTGTAGATAAAATAAAAGGTTTTGAAAAAGGTGGTGCAGTATCAAAAGGTCAACCTGTTATGGTTGGAGAACGAGGGGCAGAATTATTTATTCCAAATCAAACAGGACAAATAACTCAATCAGCTAGAGGAACAGGTGGTGGTGGTGCTACAGTTAATTTTAACATTAACACAGTAGATGCTTCTGGCTTTGAAGAATTACTTGTAAGATCAAGAGGAACTATAACTCAATTAATAAATAATGCAGTTAATGAAAAAGGTAGAGAGGCTTTAATTTAATGTCAGGTGCTTTTCCAATATCTTCTGCTAAGTTTCAATCTTTAGGAATAACGTCTATTCAAAATACTATTATTTCAAAAAGTGTATCTGGTAAGAAACTTGCTAGACAAATAGATAATCAAAGATTTGCATTTACTATTAGAATTATTACAGGAACTAGATCAGATGTATATGGAGAGTTAATGGCTTTTATAATTAAACAAAGATCAGGTAAAGAAAACTTTACGATTATCCCACCAGAAGTTAAAAATGCTAGAGGTAATGAAACAGGAACAATATTGGTTAATGGTTCTCACGCTGTAGGAGATACAACTATTGCAGTTGATGGCCATGCAAATAATAATCCAAATGCTTTTAAGTCAGGAGATTTTATTAAGTTTGCTAGTCATAATAAAGTTTATATGATTGTTGCAGATGTTCAAGCATCTGGTAATGCTTCTACACTTACTATTGAACCACCTTTACTTACAGCACTTTCAGATAACTCAGCAGTAATTTATGATAATGTTCCTTTTACAGTACATCTTACTAATGATGTTCAAGAGTTTGGTGCAGTTGGCACTGCTAATGATGGTGCTTTTTTGTATCAGTTTGAATTTGATGTAGAAGAAACTCTATAGTGAAAAAATATAAAATAACACATAAGATAACTGCCGACTTCGTGGCTGAAATTATTGTTAATGAAGATCAAATAGATGCTAGTATTAATGATCTTAAAGAATACAAGAAACCTAATAGCAAATTTGAATATACTATGTTAAAAGGTACAGAAAGTGTAACCCAAACTAATTACGAAGAATATGTCGAGAAGTCTAACAACAGCGATAAAGAACGAACTAGCGACTAATGATATTAGGCCAATTCATCTTATTTCTATTGGCTTTGGTACTCCTGTTAATATAACAGATTGCTCTTTTTCTTTAACTTCTTCTGTTTCAGGAAGTTCAGTAACTTATCTTGCAAGTGATTTTATTATGGATATATCTGACTTTTCTGAACAAACAGAATTAAGTAAATCAAGTCTAAGTTTATCTCTTTCTGGTGCAGATCAAACTTTTATATCAGTTGTTTTAAGTGAAAATATTACAAATGATAGTGTTGATATTTATAGAGGTTTTTTAGATAGTTCTAATTCTTTAATTTCCAATCCTTTTTTATTTTATAAAGGTCAAATTGATGGATTTACTATTGGAGAAACAGATACTGCAAGTACAGTAACATTAAATATAGTATCACATTGGGCTGACTTTGAAAAAAAGAATGGTCGTAAAACTAATAACACAT